AGTTTCTGTTTTAACTGCGCGTCAGTCTGGTAAGACCACAACAGCGGTTGCTGTAATATTACATTATATTCTATTCAATGAATTTAAAACCGTGGCTATCCTTGCAAACAAAGGTGATGCATCTCGCGAAGTGATGGCTCGTATTAAGTTAGCATTTGAAGCATTGCCTAAATGGTTACAGCAAGGTGTTGAAGAATGGAATAAAGGTAATATTGCATTAGAAAATGGGTGCCAAGTATTAGCTGGTACAACATCTTCTAGCGCAATTCGTGGTAAATCTGTTAACTTCCTATATCTAGATGAGGTAGCCTTCATCGAGGGATACGATGAGTTTTTTGCTTCAGTATACCCAACTATTTCATCCGGTGACACCACGAAGCTTCTAATGACCTCTACACCCAATGGTCTGAACCACTTTTGGAAAACATGTAAAGGCGCAAAAGAAGGCACAAATGGCTACGAATATATAGAAGTAATGTGGTATGATGTACCTGGCCGAGATGAAAAATGGAAGAAAGAAACAATTGAATCACTCGACCATGATACAGAAAAGTTTGCGCAAGAATACGAATGCCAATTTTTGGGAAGCTCTGGTACCTTAATTAGCGGTGCTTGCCTTAAAAATTTATACCCTGAAAATCCTCTAGTTCAAGGTGAAGGTTTTCTTCAATATGAAAGACCAGAGCAAGGCAAGCAATATGTGATTACTGCTGACGTCGCAAGAGGTAAAGGTTTAGACTATTCTACATTTACAGTATTTGATATTACTGAAATGCCATATAGACAAGTGGCGGTTTTTAGAGACAACTTTATTGGACCAATCGACTTCGCTTCCGTTCTGAATCGAATTGGTTTAGTATATAATAAGGCTGGAATACTCGTAGAAATTAACGATATTGGTGGACAAGTTACCGATGTTTTGTTGATGGATTACGGATACGAAAACTTGCTTTATACACAAAACTCAGGTAGATCTGGTAAAGTACTATCTGGTGGATTCGGAAAAAATATAGATAACGGAATCAGAACAACTAAGACTGTAAAAGGAACTGGTTGCTCTATGCTTAAGATGTTAGTGGAACAAACTCAATTATTCATACGAGATTTTGAAACTATCCAAGAATTAAGCAGATTTTCTAAGAAAGGCAATTCATATGAGGCTGAGCCTGGTTTTCATGATGATTTAGTTATGAATCTTGTATTGTTTGCATGGATGACTGAGCAAGCATATTTCAAAGATATGACTGACATAAATACTTTAATTAAGTTAAGAGAAAAAACAGACGAGCAAATTGAAGAAGAGATGTTACCTTTTGGATTTATAGATGATGGTGGTGAATTCTATGAGGAAGACGGTCTTGTACTATGAAAAAGCTCAAAAAAAGCAAAACAACAATTTTATAAATAGAAACAGCAATATATGATAAAAACGCGTTTCTAATTTAAAAAGGAGAAAAACATGGCTTTTTCCGTAAGTCCTTCCGTCATTGTTCGTGAAGTGGACGCATCGCAGGCGGTTCCTGCTGTTGCGACATCGCCCGCGGCTATGGCTGGTGTATTTAGATGGGGCCCAGTAAATGAACCTATTCTAATTACGTCAGAAAACGAGTTGGTTGATCGTTTTGGTAAGCCAACTGATGACAACTACGAAACATTCTTTACTGCAGCAGACTATTTAGCTTATTCAAATGCTTTATATGTTGTTCGCGGTGATACAGGTACAAAAGCAGATTCAACAAACGTTGTTCTTGACGCTAACAACAATGTCGATATGGCTGCGTCATTTTATGGTGCATTCGAAGCTAAGTACAAAGGTGCATTAGGTAATTCCCTTGAAGTTGCATGGGTAACATCTGGTTCATTTTCAAATGATTTTGTAACCGTAGGTGATATTCCGCAAGATAGTCTTTGGGAATTAGTTGATGGAGATGCTAATACTAACCCATCTACTCAAGAAATTGCATTTAACGGCAACGAAGTTTCATTCCAAGTAGCAAATACAGGGCAACTTGGAGCATTAACTGCAGGCGATATTCTTGTAATCGGTAACGATAGTGTTGGTTATCAAGAGCTCGAAGTTACTTCATTCGCAGAATCTGCAAACACAAATCTTGGCGCTAACACAGATCCATTAGCGACAGACGACGATTATGTTCAATTCTATGAATATTCAATCGGATTTAACAAAAGATATACTCTTGCTGAAACAAGACTCTCAGCGCTTTCAATGACTAAAAAATGGCAGCATAACAGCATATTTGCTGGTGCTCCTGCTGCAAATCACTTGCATATTGCAGTTATTGATGCAGGTGGAGAGATCTCTGGCACTGTAAATGCGGTACTCGAAAAGTTTGAAAACGTATCTACAACAGATGGAGCTACACTTCCACAAGGTAACTCAAACTATTATGAAGACGTAATTGAAAACATGTCAGCATATGTGGCGGTTGCAAATACATTACCAATTGGTACAGCCACAGACAGCAAAGCAGTTTATGAAAGAATGGCTGATGGTACTGATGGAAGCACAGAGTCTACCGTAACATTATCTACATTAGGATTTGCTTTAGACGAGCTTAAAAATGCTAATGAACTTGATATTTCGGCAGTACTTGGCGGTAAAGCAGATGATTCAGCACAAAGAGCAAACTACATTGTTTCAAACATAACAGATTATCGTAGAGATTGCGTAGCATATCTATCACCATCTAAAGAAGCAGTTGTTGATGAGCTTAAAACACAAGCTAAAGTAACAAATGCAATTACATGGCGTAATAAAGTACAGAATTCATCTTATTCGTTTATAGATTCAGGCTACAAATATCGTTATGACAAGTACAATGACGTATATCGCTATACACCATTAAATGGTGATATGGCAGGTCTAGCAGCAAGGGTAGAAACTTTCGAGTCTCCAGCTGGCTTCCGTAAGGGCATCATTAAAAATGTTGTTAAGCTTGCATTGAACCCAGGAAAAGCTCAAAGAGATCAGCTATATTCAGCAGACATTAACCCAGTTATGGCACAGGCAGGCCGTGGTATTGTTCTATTTGGCGATAAGACAGGTCTGGGATCGGCAAGCGCATTCGACCGTATTAATGTACGCAGATTGTTTATCGCAGTTGAAAAACAAATCGCTACAGCAGCAGAAAGCTTCTTGTTCGAATTCAACGATGAATTTACTCAAACACAGTTTAGAAACATTGTTGATCCATTCCTTCGTGACATCCAAGGGCGTCGTGGTATTATTGATTTCAGAGTGGTTTCTGACTCTACAGTCAATACTCCAGAAGTGATCGACCAAAACAAATTCCGCGCAAGCATCTTTATCAAGCCTGCACGTTCTATCAACGTTATCGAACTTACATTCGTAGCGACAAGAACAGGCGTAGAATTTGACGAAATCGTTGGCCAGCTCGCTTAATAAATAGTTTAAAAAGGAGAAAGACACATGGCATTTAACATCAACCAGTTCAAATCAGAACTCGTGGGTGGCGGTGCACGTCCTACGCTCTTCCAATGTCAAATCACTAACCCAATCAACCCGGCTGCTGATATTAAAGTTCCCTTTATGGTCAGAGCCGGTGGGATTCCTGAATCGGTTGTAGGTCAGTACACTGTACCGTACTTCGGCCGTCAGGTTAAATATGCTGGTGATAGAACATTTGCAGACTGGACAGTCACAATCATCAACGACGAAGACTTCGCTATCCGTAACGCTATGGAAGAGTGGATGAACTTTATTAACTCTCATGATTCAAATTCAAGAGGGTTACCGCAAGAGTACAAGTCTACAGGACAAATTACTCAATACAGCAAAGATGGATCGCCTCTGCGTACATACGTTTTCGAAGGTATGTTCCCAGTAGGGGTTGAAGGTATCCAGATGGATTGGTCGCAAACTGATTCAATCGAAGAATTCAGTGTAACATTCCAATATGATCTATGGAGAGTTGAAGGAAACACTGGCATTCCAACTACATAATTTTTATATAATGGAGAATTGATCCGTGGCAAAGATATTTGGTTTCGAAATAAAAAGGGCGGAAGAAAATGAGGATAATGTTCCTGTTTCTTTCGCCGAGCCACAAAACGATGATGGCGCAATCACCGTCGGTAACGCGATGGGCGGATTCTATAGTACTATTCTTGATATGGAAGGTACTGCTAAAACAGAATCCGAACTTGTAACAAAATATCGTGGAATGGCAATGCAACCTGAAATTTCTCAGGCTGTTGATGAAATCGTAAACGAATCTATTAATATCGATATTAATGATGAGGTTGTCGAGCTAGTGCTTGACGACACGGATCTACCTGACAAAGTAAAAGATAAACTCAGTGAAGAGTTTAAACATATCTTAAAATTGCTTGATTTTAGCCACATGGGCTATGACATTTACAGTAAATTCTACGTAGACGGTCGTTTAAATTATCACGTAATTATTGATAATGATAATATCAAAGAAGGTATTAAAGAGCTTCGTTACGTAGATCCTCGTAAATTAAAGCTTATTAGAGAAGTTGATAAGAAAGGTAAAGACCAACACTCTGGTTTACCTATTAAAAAAGTAAAAGCTGAGTATTATATGTACTCAGAAAACGGCTTTGGTTCAGACTCTAAATCATCTAGCATGTCTGGAACACAAGGCTTTAAGATTTCAAAAGACTCTATTGCAAGAATTACATCAGGACAAATGAGTGAAAATAATGCTCTTGTTTTGAGCTATTTGCATGGCGCTATCAAACCTCTTAACCAGTTAAGGATGCTTGAAGATGCTACAATCATTTATACTCTTACGAGAGCTCCTGAAAGACGAGTTTTCTATATTGACGTTGGCAACTTACCTAAATCGAAAGCTGAACAATACATAAGAGATATGATGGTTCGTCATAAGAATAAGTTACAATACAACTCTTCTACTGGTGAAATCAGCGATTCTCGTAAAATGATGACAATGACCGAAGACTTTTGGTTCCCACGTCGTGGTGGTGAGCGTACAACAGAAGTTGATACAATGGCTGGTGGTAGTGCTGCTGGATTGTCTGGAGATGAAAATCTACAATACTTCCAACGTAAATTATTTAAAGCGTTGAAAGTTCCATTGTCACGTTTAGAACCAGAAACAATGTATTCATTTGGTCGTGTGTCAGAAATCACTCGTGACGAAATGAAGTTCGGTAAATTCATTAAAAGACAGCGCGCTCGTTTTTCAGGTATCTTTACGCAGATTCTAGAAAAGCAATTGATCTTAAAAGGAATTATGACTCCTGAAGAATTTGCTGAAGTTAAAAACTTAATTAGATACGATTTTATTTCTGACAATTATTTCGATGAATTAAAAGAAGCTGAGATTAACCGCGAAAGACTTACCACACTTCGCGAAGTTGAAGAACATATTGGTACATACTACTCTCGTGATTGGGTACGTAAAAATGTTCTTCGTATGTCTGAAGATGATATTAAAGAGATGGACAAAGAAATTGCAGCTGAGGCTGAAAACGAGGCGCCTGATGACGAAGAGACGCCAGATGATATGGAAACACAAAGCAACAGCTCACCAACGAATTCAAAAGAAATAAATGGATAAATATAATCAAAACAAATTCTTAGGAGACTTAAAATGAAATCCTTTAAAAAATTCGTAACTGAGGTTGCACAACCAAAGCCGGAAGAAGAAAAAAGATTTAAGGATCAGCACACTTATGAAGTGATTAAGCATCCTGTTGCTACAGATGCTCAGTTTACTGGTGATATCGATAAGCCAAAAGCTAAGCGCATCGCTGATCAAGAAGGCGATGCTAATTATGATAAAGCAGTAAAAAATCCTGAAAGACGGATGGCTGCTGAATCAGTAAATGAAGAAGCAGAGCAAATTGACGAGATCTCAAAAGATTTGGCTCAGCGTTATTACACTAAATCATACGATGCGCAGCGTAAAGCTATGAACACAATGATTGATACTGAAAAAGCGAGAAAGCCTGAAAAGAAAAAAGCATATGATGACGCTAGAAAAACATTCCACAAGCGTGGAAAAGGCACAGATATGGCTGCTAAGCGTTTAGCCTATAAAGGTAAAAATGAAGAAGTAGAGCAAATCGACGAGATCTCAAAAGCATTAGCATCTCGTTACTTAAAAAAGGTTCCAGCTTCCGCTGCTGATGCTGGCGACAAAATTGGTCGTTCAAGCGCGAATCAAGCAGGAGCGTCTGCAGACGTTAGAAAAGGATACGAAAAAGATCGTAAGAAAGGAATTAAAACCTTTCTAAATCGTCACAGAGGTACAGAACTTGCAGTAGCTAAACTTACTGGTAAAGCCAAGCAAAATGCTACTGAATCTACTGCAGA